CATTTTTTATAGATATTGATACAGAAAATATTCCAAGTTACACAGAGGCAATTGCCATGGATTATGGATGGATATGGAAGATACCATTACAACATAGGTATGGGTGTGGCTATGTTTTTGATTCTGATTATATAAATGAAGATCAAGCTCAAGAAGAAATTGAAAAATTTTTAGGATTTAAACCAACTTATCCAAAAACTAATGGTAAGTCTTTTATTTTTGATCCAGGATTTTTTGAAGAAGTTTGGATAAATAATTGTCTTGCAGTCGGGTTATCTTCTGGATTTTTAGAGCCATTAGAAGCAACTTCTATTGGTCAATCAATTTTGTTATTACAAAGATTTTTTATGCAAAAACATAAAATATTTTCTAACGATGTTGAAATAAAAAAACTATTTAATGAATACTACATCAGAGATGCAAAATCAATAGTTGATTTTTTAAGTTTGCATTACACAACAAATAAAGATAATTCTGATTTTTGGATAAATTTTAATAAAAATAATAAAAAATCACAGAATTTATTAAATAATTTAGAGATTTTAAAAAATTCAACTCTTACAAAACTCTATGATGAGATTTGGTTTAGTAAAGATAGCTACTATATTGTTGCTTTAGGAAATAATCTTGTAGATTTAAATAACATAAATAAGATATATAAAGAATTTATTGACGAAAATAAACATAGTGAGTTAGTTAGTTTTATATTAAATAAAAAAAACATTAGTAAAGACTTTATAAAGCACAGTGATTTTTTAAAACATATAGGGGGATTACAACAATGAAAGACATTTTTCTATCAACAATAACAGGTTTTGGGTGTGGCATCGTGTTTGCTGCATTCAAATTGCCAGTTCCAGCACCACCAGTTTTTGCGGGAGTCGCAGGAATTATTGGTCTATGGATTGGTTTTACAATACTAACACGAGTTATATCCTAGGAGGAATAATGAATAAGATAATCAATGATAAGAATAAGGCATTGCTAGCATCATATGGTCGCTCAGTGCTTGCTTCAGGTCTTGCCCTATATATGGCGGGAATAACAGATCCAAAAGATCTATGGACAGCATTAGTTGCTGCAATTGCACCAGTGGCATTGAGGGCAATTAACCCTAATGACAAGGCTTTTGGTATCTTGCCAGATGCTGCTACCGTAGATAAGGCTCTAAAGGCTGCTAAGGCACCTGTAAAGAAAAAGGCTGCAGCAAAAAAGGCAGTAGCAAAGAAGAAGTAATAACCTTCTATTAGAAAGGCCAGTCTAGAAATAGGCTGGCTTTTTTATTTATTCATTTATTATTTTAATATATTTTTCTTTAAGATTTTCTACAGAAAAGTTTGATAATCCTATTTCTAATGCATCTTGTTTAATATTTTGTTTATTATTATTGGCTACATAGCTATCAATTATTTTAGCAAGACTAACTGACTTTGCATCATAAACATTAACCATTGATTTTGTTCTAAAGCTATCAATTTGTGCTGATTCAGCTAACCATTTTCCTGGCAGAATTGCATTGTTAGGTGATATATTGGTCATAAAAACTGGCAGGGCACTCATAAGAGCCTCATTCATAGGTAAACAAAGACCAGCATAACGTCTAGGTAAAACCATAGCATCAAACCCACTATACATATCTTGTCTGTTATCTGGATTGCCTATTTCAATTTTTACCCTTGAATCTTTGCATATAAGGTTTAATGGAGTCTGAGATTTTATAACTAATTGGTAATCTTCTTTAGAATACTTCATCATTTTAAGAATACTTTCAGTTCCATTTCTATCTTTTGCAGCTTTTTTACCAGCAATATGTAGTATTCGCTTGTGATCTTTTGATAGATTTATTTCTTTTGCTTGATTAAATAAAGTATGATCTGTTGGTGGTGGTAGATGCATTACCTGTGTTTTACTTCCAAACTTCTGAACAATTATATCTAAGTTCCATATGCTAGGAGCAAGCAAGACATCTGGCAACGTCCATTCTGGGTGTGCTAAATGACCAAATAGTTCATAGTTGTATTGAAGTATAGTTTTGATTCCTCTTTGTTTAGCAAGATCAACTAACTCTAAATGATAAAATGTTTCACAACTAATAACAACATCAATATCTTCTAAGAATGCTAAGACTTCATTAGTTCTAGGCATACCTTTTCTAGTTTCAATGACATTATAATCTCTATACCACTCTGGATGTTGCTGGTTATTGTTAAAAAATTGGGAATTGATTAATAGAATCTTATCAGGATTAAGCATCTTGACAAGTTCCATAGTTTGATTACCTAGACCAGTATTGTCAGACCTTGCTATGATTCCTAGTCTCATTCTTTATATCCCCAAATATCATCATCTGTAGTAAACTTTTTAGTTCCCTCACGACCATCTAAATGGTATGATCTTTTTATATGTCCTTCTGGGTGATAGATCCAAAGCTTGTGATGGCTCCAACCTTCTTCGCTAAAGGTATCATAAGGCAAACAATCATCTTGAACTCTACCGTGAAACCTATCTTCAATAAAAGTTTTTTCATCAGAAAAAGGCAGGACAACATCTTTATAATATCTTACAGTGCTTAAGTGAGGTCGTTGGCTCCATTGTGCAGTCTTCATGAATCCATCTTCTAGACCAAACATTAAATGTTTATGTGGTTCTGGAATTTGTGCTTCAAAATGAAAACGAATAGTATTAGCCTTTTTATTTTCTAACATGTCTAAACACTTTTGCCAATCAATTTCACAGTCAGGAGTTATTGGGGCATCTCCTTCGACATAAAGCATTGCTCCAGTATCAATAATTCCAATAGTTTTCTTCATCATTGTAGTCTGATGACTATGCTCATTAAATATTATTGGTAAAACATTTTTCCATTCATGAAGACATTTCCATAATATCCTATTTTTATATTCATCATAATCTAATTTACGAGACATTCTTTCTTTACGTAATCCATCCATTTGTAGAATAATTTCGTTGTCTGGAAAATGTGATCTAATAGCAGCAATTGTTTCATCAATAACAAAAGTATTTGGATGGCTTGGTAAAACAGAAGTTGGTATTACAATAGTTACATCTCTCTTATGCATTAATTTGCCTCATAATTCTAATACCAAGATCTCTTTTATATTTAATCCACCAACAAACAGCATCGTGCATATTTTGAGGATAATTATTTAGTAATTCAGGCACTACAGTTGTTAGTGAATGCCAATTCTTTATTGATTTTATTGGTGTTTTACCTTCAAAAACAAAATCATAATAATTGATAACATTTCCTTGTGGATCAACAGCATCTACTATTGGTAAAGACAACATTTCTAAAGCTTCATAAAATCTAAAAGATTCTATTACAACTGCGCCAGAAGGTGACGGCGCTATTCTTGCACTTGCAAGGTTGGCATAGTAATCTTTTGGATGATCGCCTTGGGCAAACCCTTCTGTAGGCTTAAAAAGGGCATTTGAGAGGGTTTTTATGGCATCAGACAGTTGCCTACGTCTTGAATGTGTTATTTGTCCACCAAAATATACATCATATTTTTTATCAGTATATTGTGGAACAGAGTTTTTTAGATGTTGTGGAGTCCCTAGTGGTAACTTATAATATTTTTTATGTTTTTTATGAGGGCATTGAATCCATATGTCAGCATTAGGATGACTAATCTTGGTTATATCAAACCTACCTTCTTCATCCCCTGTAATAAATAACACCAGTCTTCCTATTTTCTGTAACTCTTTATTCACATCTTCTTCATGACCAAGGTTTTGAGGTCCAGGAACAACAACAAATGCACGATCAACATCTGGTAATGAGTTTACTTTTATTTGTTCAATATTATATTTATCAAATATTTCTTTTAATAAACCATAATCCCACTTATCAGAAGCACAATCTTTTTCATCAAAGGAATATAGATATGCATTAATCATTTTGTAGCCCTAACAAACATCCATTCATGGTGCATGTGATCTGTAAATATTAAGTTATTAAATCCTACATCTTTTAATATTCTATTAATTTCAAACTTTGATGTTTGATAAGAATATGGAGAATTTTCTTCCCCAATGACAAACTGAAAAAACATATTGCCACCAACTTTTAATTTTTCATAAGCAAGTTTTATATAATTAATTTTTTCTTGATGCTCAATATGTTGAAACACTAGCATTGAGTATACAAGGTCAAGATTGTCTGCAAGTTCTTGATACTTTATATTATTTCTTTTAGGTGCAAGGTTTATCATTTTATCTGAAATATCTATTCCGTAAAAATTACATTCACGATACTTGTCTGCCAGTGGGACTAACAGTCTTCCTATTCCGCACCCAATCTCTAAAACATTATTCCAGTTGTTATTATTTTTTTCTATAAGATCTAAAAATGTTTCAGTAGATGCCCATTCATCTGCAATATATTTATACCTTACATCTGGATCTTTAGCAGCGTTATCCCAAAATGTTTTAGATTGATTCATAAAAAAGATGCACCTCATGTTGATAGTCTAGTATTGTTTCCTTATACCCTAGTTCCATGATCCAATATCTAAGATCCCAAAGATACTTATTCCAATACATAATCATAAATTCTGGATGACCAGATAGCCAAATTTTTGGTTTATATTCCCTTAAAACTTTTTCTGCGCCAGTTAACACAGCCCATTCGCTACCCTCTACATCAAGAGTTATTGCAGTTGGTGGCTTGATACCCTTTTCATAAACACAAGAATCAATTGTTATCTGTCCATAATTAGATCCTTCTGTATGCAATTCTTTAAATCCATGTGCAGCATCAATGACCGTATTAGCTTCTGGTGGAAATTCGTTATGATAAATTCTTGTAAGTTCATTGTTTTCATTAGATGCAAACCCAGGAATGCAGACCATTGGCTTATCTAGATTATTGCTTTCCCATAATTGTGGATAGTGTGACCACACTTTAGGATTTGGCTCAAATATCACAGTCTCTGCTCCCCATATTTGACAGAGAGCAACCATTTCTCCTTCTTCTCCACCAACATAATAAATTACATCGCTAGGTCCAAGATTGCTATGCATTGACTCTAGTCTTTTTCTTTCCCATCCCTTTTCTGTATACCATTCAGGTCTATTGGCACGATGTTCTGGAAGAAAGATTTCAAACTCTCCATTAATCTTTGTCTTTATCATTTCTGTCATTTTATAAGTATCCTATTCTTCGTATCTAACTTTTTTAATAAAACTAATATGGTTCTCGTCATCTTCTTTTGGGCAGTATTTAAAATCTACATTTGGTAAATTAAATGGAGTTGGATAAAGTTTATCAACAGTGTGACCACCTCCAGGATATTGCCCCCACTTGTTATAAAAATATTGATGTAATAAGTTATCATTTGATCTTACTCCACCTAATTTAACGCTATGCCCCATAATGGTATCTGAAACATCAAATAAAATCTTTTCCCATTTAACATTAGGCATTGCTTTTGTAATTCTAATACTATAATCTAGGTCATCATATCCGTATGGTGTAAAGTTTTCGTCCCACCCACCAACAGTATCAATAACATCTTTTCTAAAAGCCATTAAATGCCAACCATAAAGTTGCCAGCCTTCTACAATTTGAGCATCAGTTTTTTCTAAATGCTCAACAATATCTAATCCACCCTTATCACCAAACCTTATTGCTGCACTCATTATGATCAACCAATCAGCATTTTCTTCGTAAAGTTTTTTAATACCAAGGTTATGGCTAGCCATTATTCCAATATTATTAACTGTATTATCAATCTCTAAGATATTTTCTAATTTGCAATTAGACATAAATTCATCACGAAACTCTTGCACACGAAATGGTAGACAGACTACATATTTCATTTTATTCCTAACTCATCAATAATCGTTGCCCATCTATGAACATATGTATGTTCTTTCTTTGTTCTTTCATGACCTGCAGCTCTAATGTTTTCTCTTGATACACCATCTAAAATGTATTCATCGATCTTTGTTTTTAGATCTTCCAGATTTCCATGCTCATAAAATACAATCTCTTCTTTATCTTTAAAGTATTCTTCGAGTCCTTTAATACGAGGGTAGATAGTAAAACCACCACGACCAGTGCTTTCAAACAGTCTATCACTAGTATAGTAAGGATAATTAAAATTAATATTTAAACTATCACCTATTGCTATTTTGCTTTTTGCATAGATACGGTTTAAAGCATTACCACGAACTGTTCCAGTATCACCATCTCCACCAACATGTAAAAATCTTTTACCGTATGTCTTTCTTAAAAAATCTATTAGTTGTGGGCGATACTTATGTTCTGGGTGATAACCTTTGCTGCCAACAAATATAATATCATTTTCAAAATTATTTAAATCGTAGTCTTCATGAATATAACATTCTTGATCATAAACTCCAGCAGGCAAGAAATGTCCTACAACTTTTGTATTTTCATTAAACCAATCACACATTAGTTTATCTGTAGCAAAGAAGTGACCTATGTTTGTATAAAAGTCATCATTCTTTAAATCTTTTTCACGCTCAATACCAAACCATAAATCTAAATGATATGTCATAGTGGGTATGCCAGCAGCCTTTAGTTCTTTTAATACATCAGTCATAGACCTAGATCCTGGAGTTTGCCATCTATGAGTATGAACCCATATAAATAGGTCAGATTTTAATGCTGCATTTAATATTTCAGAACTACCAGCTTTTTTTTCCTGCATTTTTTGAACGGTATGCCCAAGAGATTCTAATGACTTAGCATGATGATTCTCACTACTATAAGATACTTCAAAGTTACCAAGAAAAACTATGTTAGCCAATGATTCCACCCGTTCTGTGTTGATATAAGTATACCAGATTCTGCTATAATTATGTAAAAGGTGTGGTGGTTATGGATTTTGTTTATATATGTAAACCTGGGGACAATGAGGAGTTAAGATACTCTATCAGGTCTGTTCTATATAGTTTTTCAGATGCAAATATTTGGTTAGTTGGCGGTAAGCCTAAATGGTATTCTGGTAACTACATACCCGTAGAACAAAACCATCATAAGTATGCTAATGCTATTAATAATCTACATGCTATATGTGATTCAAGTGAGATATCAGAAGAGTTTGTCTTAATGAATGACGACTTTTTTATTATAAAGAAAATAGATAAGATTGATCAATTTTATAATGGGCTATTGTCTACTAAGATAGATAAATACACACAAATAACTGGATCATCTATGTATATTAAAAAATTAATATTAACAAGAACCAGATTAATTGATTATGGAATACAAAAACCACTTGACTACGAGCTGCATGTGCCTATGATTATGGAAAAAGAAAAACTAAAGAATATTATTTTAAAATATCCAAGTTGCTTATGGAGATCAATGTATGGAAATATTTATGATGTTGGTGGCAGTCAGATGGAAGATGTAAAAATTTATACAAATAAAAGGCATTCAGCCAGATCAAATGAAATAACAGAGCACTCAACATTTCTTTCCACTGAAGATCAAGCTTTTGGTTTGGCACTTAATAAGGTGTTATTTAAGATGTTTAAAGATCCTACAATATATGAGTGCAGCAGGTAGGACTTGAACCTACGACGACCGAATTATGAGTTCGGGGCTCTAACCAACTGAGCTACTACTGCCAGATAAATAGTTTATTGCTCTTTGTAATCTAT